GGTAGTTGGGAATCTATCACCGTGACCTACTATGATATCGGTGGTGCTGGCGCTGGTGGTATGCAGACTCTGTGGAACTGGCTTGCATCCGTTTACAACTTCACCGACCCTAATAGCCTTTCGCAGACATCACGAAGAGGCAATGACGGAGCAGAAGGTGGTTGGGCTGCTGTTGGCACATTGAGTATGTACGATGGTACTGGTGCGACTATGGAAACATGGGAATTAAAGAACATGTGGCCAACCGCTGTTAACTTTGGCGACCTCGACTATAGTAGCTCCGAAGAAGCAAGTCTTGAGTTGACTCTCAGATTTAGCGAAGCTAGATACACACCATCTTGCGGAATCAACAGACCAGTTCCAAGCAAGATCGGTTGCAACGCCTAAATATAAAACTAAAATTTCGATTTTGGGCCTCGTATATAAAGTACGAGGCCTTTTTTATTTATTGGGGTTTTAATGGCTCAACAAATGGGTTGGTTTGACGATTTTGGTTTATCGCAAGCTGATGGATGTTTCAAAAGAAAAAATAGATGGCTGCTTAAAATCGATAACATAAGCGCACAAGGAATTAATGCTTTGCCTCCTCAAAAGGCTTCTAGGCCATCTGTTTCCTTCAAAGAGCTTTCAATGGAGCATTTGAATGAGACTATTTATTATCCCGGCAAACCCGAGTGGAAGCCGATTACATTGACTCTTTATGACCTTAAAAAGAATAGCAACCCAGTTCTTGGTTGGATTAATCAAATTTATGACACGGGCACAGAGCAGTGGAATGCATCAGCAGATGGTTTCAAAAAAGATGCTTATTTAGAATTGTATGATGGTACTGGAGAAACATTAGAGTCTTGGCTTCTTGTGGCCGCTTGGCCACAAGACATCAATTTTGGTGATCTAGACATGGGAACAAGCGAGGTTGTAACTGTTGATGTCACATTAAGATATGACAGGGCCGTCTCATTGGTTTAATCTTCTTCTAAAATTTCAACTTTAAGTTCTGATTTCAATATTTCTTGACACGCCTTCAGAGAATCTTCAAGTTCTTTGGGTTTGCACTTTAGAACCCTACATGCACCACTTTTATTGAGACGACCTTTCTTGGTGTATACCTTTGCATCATGTAGAAGGAATGCATCAACTATTTTTCCATAACCAGAGTCAATCAGTTTTTGTATCAATTCTTGATTTTCTATCTGATCAAATAGACTTTTACCTTGATTTGTCATATAACCTGCTTTTTCAAAAAAAATAAGAGACAAAATATTTTATAAAAATTGATGACGAATATCAAGGATCACTAACGATATTGTGTCTTTTATACAAATTTTTTGTTTTAATGGGTGGTAATTTTTGATCAAGTTGAATTTGTATGAAGTCAAGATATTTTCTTTTTAGTTCATTGTAGTTTCTTGCAGTCCTGTAAAGTTGACGGAAATGATTTAGAATACATGTTGTCATATAATTAAAAGCTTTGCCTTTTTCTGGATCAAAACGATCAATCTTTTCAAAACAGATCATGACTCCTTCCTGCACGGCATCATCTTGATCTATAAGATTAAACTTGGCATATCTGACTATATTTTCAGATAATGTATAAAAAGCTATTGCTAGTTGGTCCTGTGATTCTTGAAATTCGGATGAAATAATCTTAAATTCTTTTTCGGTCAATAACCAAGATTCAGGTTTTTTATATTTATCTTTTTTACCAACCCTGTTTTGCGTTTCTATAATATCATCCATGAAAAGTTGATATTTAACTCTTTCCTTTTTTGTTTTTTGGAAATGGACGATAAGCGATTCAAATGTCTTGTTATTCAAATATTCTGTCGCCATTTATCTCCTTTATAGTGCTTATAATATTTTATGGAAATATCACAAATTTTTGCTTCCATGTTGGACAAACCAGATGCTCCCAAATTTTATAGGGAACTTCAATCGTACTATCAAAAAAAGAACTTGAATGACGAAGCGTTAGCCATAGGTTTTTTATTAGAGAACAAATTTGGAAAAAATAATGAACAGTCCTCTGACGGTGAACATGTTAGTGAGGAACAATCAAGAAACAATTCAGAATTTTCTTGATTCAACCAAAGAAATTAAATTCAATTTATTGGTTGGCGATTTAGGTTCGTCGGACAAAACAATTGATATATTGGCTCAAAAAGGCGCAAAAATAATTAAATTGGCAGGATGCGAAGATTTTGCAAAAGCTCGAAATGAATTAATTTCCCAGACAAAAACAGATTGGATTCTACAATTAGAACCATATGAAAGTTTTCTTTCTGGATTAGAAATTATAAAAAATGCTGTTGCTGGCCCTGCTTATTCTTATAACTTTGGTGTCATGCAGGGTGATATAATAACAAGACAAACCAGATTGTGGCACAAATCAATTGGACTCAAATTTACTAACCCTGTGTATGAAACCATCGAAAATGAATCGAATTTTATAAATGTTTTCTTATCTTCTGCAAATAATCAAAACTATTCTTACATTAAAGAATTGACTAAAAAATGGCATGAAAGACAACCTTTGTTGCCAGACCCTGTCTATTATATGGCTTGCAATGAATTGCTAGATAAAAATTGGGACTCATTTATAAATTATGCTGATTTATATTTACACCAACAAAAAAAACCAACAATATCATACTATATGACTCATTACTATATGTCAATGGTTCTGTGTTACATGAAAAAAGACTATAAAAATTCTTTGAATCACATAGTAAACTGTATTATAAAAAAGCCTACAATGGCTGAATTTTGGTGTATGCTGGCAGATATATTTTACGCAATTAAACAATATGACAAGGCTTTTTCTTTCTATAATAACGCAAAAATACTTGGCTCAAGAAGATTGGCAGCATGCGATTGGCCAATGGAAATATCCAAGTATGATCAATACCCTACCAAAATGATTGATTCATGTAAAAAAATGATGAAAAATACAACTTTGTATTACAAAAATTCAGAATAAAACATCAAGCTCGTTAACAATAACTGTCACCATGTCTTCATATCGTGCAATAGCAATTTGTTTCCGACCGCTTGGAAGTTTTTTGAGTTCCTTTTCCAAATCTTCGGCTTTGCAATTAATTACACGCCAATTGTTTTCGGCAAGTTTCTTAGCTTCATCGTCAAGATTTGCGACAGATCGATTTGGAAAGTATTGCTGCAATTGCTCCTTGGCCTCAGACATGACCTTTTTATAGATTGGAACATTGCAAGCGCAACCGGGATTGTTCAGATATTTTTGAATATCTGATGTAAAACTAGGAGGCAAGCTCTCACGGAACCTACTGTCACGGAGAGCTTGCTTTACATCCATTAGTCCAATTGGTCTACTCATTTTTTTCTTCTATTTCCTCTTCTATTTCCTCTTCTACATTTTCAACTTTATAAGCCTTGACTGTGAAGCCGCAATTTGGGCATTTGAACATTTTTGTTCTTTTTTTATTTGGTGCGTTAACAGATTTTTTTTTCACAATATCAAGTTTTGGTATGTTTCTTGGTATGTCGCTTTGCTTTATTTGCAACAAATCATCGATGTCGTTTCCTTTGGAGAAACGCTTAAAGTGGCATTTGTTGCAATGCAAAACATATAGATTAGGATTTTCCTTCATTTGTCTCTTCAGATGGTAGATTGACAATAGTTGCTGATTCTATCCAGTTCATAATGACTGCTGCGAAGTTTGAAATGAAACCTCCTGCACAGCCACAGGCAAATATTTCAAATAGATTATTTGAAAGCCAAACCCAGCCCATAAAGAAGCCGCACCAAGTGCCGCAACACAAGTAGCAATCGACTACTCCTCCAAGTTTTGGAACACGCATTTTGATTGAAATGCTTTTGACAAGATCCCGAAACCATTGAAGTATTGATCCGTCCACAATGATATGTGACATTCCAATGGTGCTAATTAAAAACATAAAAAGTTCAACAAAATTCATGGTCATCTCCAAAATGTTGCCACAACTCCATCTTTGTTCATTGTGATACAGAAGTCCTTGAATTCTGTATACTTGCAAAGATCGTCGTGTTGTTCATTTGTAAAATTATAATGTTCGACTATGTTGGCATTCAACCTGCCAACAAATACTTGTTTTCCAAAATGATCTGTTAATCTTTGCAATTGTTCTTTTTCCAATCCATTCAGAACATTCATCAAACTTTTTTGTCCCAGTTGTCTAAGACCGGGAGACATTTGTGAAATTCTCCATGAATCAAAATCGTTTCTGAACTCAGGCAATAGTTCCCGAACATTTTTGTCAAGAAAAAACATTTCTTCTATATTCTGAAAGTTAATTTCCATGTACAACTCTTAAAAAAATATTTCTTATACTATAATAGTAACGAAAACTAGACAATCCGTCACTAAATGCAGGACGGGCGAACAAAAATCAGGAGTAAAAAAATGGCAGATGAAAGTTTCCGCATGAGAAGGCCAAGCGATCAGAGTCAAGATGCCGCACAATCATCAGCGCCCCTAGATTCAGTCAATCAGATTCGTCAACAAGTTGCAGCCGAATCGGGAGACCCCATTGATGCTTCGACTGCTGGAATTCCAATCTCAGGGAACATTCCTCCCGCTTTTGCTGCTGCGTTAGCAGCGGCAAAATCTACCACTCAGCCAAAGCGTGGCCTAAACAATATGAGTTCTGTCAGCGAAAATAATTCGTACACAACGCCGTCCAACACACTTTCTGGCTCAAATGCATCTGGCCACCTCAAGGAGCTTCTTGAAGGTCTTCGTGGCTCAACAACCGTATTTGAAGAGATTGAATTGCCATCCAAAGGTAAGTTCTATGATGGCGAAAATGGACCAAGCAATGGCATTGTGTCTTTGAGGCCTATGACTGGCGAAGAAGAGCAGATTTTGGCTACTCCTCGATTTGTTAAGAAGGGTCAAGCCATCAACATGATTTTTCAAAAGTGCTTGAAGGAAAACTTCCGCACAGAAAATCTGCTCACTATCGACAGAACATATTTGCTTATCTATCTTCGTGGCATCAGTTATGGGCCAAGTTACGATGTGGAAATCAAGTGCCCTGAATGTGAAACAAAGTTCTCAACAAGTATTGACCTTAATAGTTTGTATGTGGAATACACTCCCGACGATTTCGGCCCAGAACTTCGTGATGTCCTTCCGACATCCAAGCTGCCATTCAGCTATCGACTTTCAAGTGGAAAGGACGAGCAAGAAATTCAAGACCATCGTGACAGAAGAATCAAGGCTTTTGGCGACAATGGTGTAGATGACACTTTGATCTACAGAACAGCGCAATTGCTAAATGATATTGATGGGATTGTAAATAAGAATGAATTGCAGATCCTTCTAAAGAATTTGCCAATTAATGATGTTTCTTACATCAGAAACATGATTAACGAACCTCCATTTGGAGTAAACACAGATGTAGATATTGTTTGTCCAAGCTGCTTGGCCGAATTCAACATCGATCTGCCACTTGAAGCAAATTTTTTCTTCCCTCGGCGAAAGAAGGCCAAGACCCAAGCATAGGTCTTTGGGAGCAATTAGCCGAGGAAATATTCTTCTTTCAGTATCACATGCAGATGGACATGACTATGTCTATGAGACTGCCTATCAATCTTAGAAAATGGCTGATTGAAAGATTCATACAGCAAAAAGAAAATGAAAAGCAGGCCGCAGACGCACAACAAAGAAAAGGCAGACAGAGGTCTAAATGAGCAAGGAAAGATACCAAAGCCCTGTATGCGGAGACACAGTAAACCTGAGATTGTTTACATATAACTCCAATAACAGGTCTAATGTTTCGAGTATTAGCAAAGTTAGCATCTTTACCATAGATGATTCTTTGAAAAGTGCTGAAAATCCTGAAGGATTAAGATTGGTCGAAGAAATTGACGGAAGTCAGATTCAATTAGCTGAAACTGGTGAATACATCCTGCCTTTGTATATCAACCCAGATTTATATGGTGTTGGTCAACACTATGACTTCTGGTCAGTAGTTTTTGAAAATGGAACATGTGCAAACGACGATATAAGAAACGCATTCAAGATTGCTCCTGATCTTTGGTTTACCAGTCCAAGCCCTATTCTTTACGACTTTAATTTTCAGTTCAGGCCAAATCGAGTTAGAAAAGGAAGCAAGAGGTATATCCTCATTAAAGTCACGCCTAATGTTCCACAAGGTGCCGATCTAGTATCCTATTATGAAAATATTGCCATAGTCTCCGATATTAGGGTATCCATGGAAATCGCCTGCGGAGAATGTGTACCCGCAGAAACCGATCTAAGGCTCGTTGTAGATCGGCACCTTGTGGAATATAGGCAAGATAGCTACGCATATTGGTTTATAGATACAACTCAACTTGATGAGGGCATCTATAATGTTTGGTTTGAAACAACTCTTGGGGAAAGCACTTTCGTCTCTGAAAAATACGCTCTTCAGATTTACTCTTGATGTATTTTACTTAAAAGCACAGACAGGATATTACCTGTCTGTGCTTTTTCGTTTCAATAAACATTCAATCATATTGCTGTTTATTGTGTTGAGTCAAATACCATCATAGAGGTAATGTAATGAGCGTTTCTCAGGCAAAAATTGACTTCTGGATTAAAAACAACTTCAATGTAATGTTCGTTGGTCGTCATGGTGTTGGTAAAACAGCTATGGTCACCGATGCCTTTGATCGCCACAAATTGAGGTGGCGTTACTTTTCTGCATCAACGATGGACCCTTGGTGCGACTTCATCGGCGTTCCCAAAGAAAAAATTGACAATCCCTTGTGCGAACAAATGCAACTTGTTCGCCAAATTGCTGAAGTTAATTTCAGCACAGCGGTTTCATACATTCAGCAAAATTGGAAGTTGACAGATAAAAACGCTGCTGAAGAACTTGTCAATCACGCCATGCGTGATAATGGCCCAGCATATCTTGAACTTGTAAGGCCGCAAGATTTTGCTAATGACCAAATCGAAGCCTTGTTCTTCGATGAATTCAATCGTAGCCCCAAGAAGATTCGCAACGCTGTTATGGAACTAATTCAATTCAAAAGCATTAATGGCAAGAAATTTTCCAACCTAAAAATCGTTTGGTGTGCCATCAATCCAGATAATGATGAAGCACTCAAGTATGATGTTGAAACACTTGACTCTGCACAAACTGACCGTTTTCAAGTTTCGGTAAACATTCCATACAAACCAAACAAGGATTGGTTCCGTGCCACCTATGGCCAAAAGTTTGCTGATTCTGCAATCATGTGGTGGGAAAATCTGAACGAAGAGACTAAAAATGTTGTGAGCCCACGCAGGCTCCAATATGCATTGGACTGCTTTGTTGCCAAGGGTGACCCTAGGGATATTTTGCCAGCAAGCAGCAATGTGAATAAGTTGATTGCAACTTTGAAAAATGGTCCAATCACGGATCAGGTTGAAGAGATCTTCAAGAACAAGGATAAGCAAGCTGCCAAAGATTTTATTCAGAATGAAAATAATTTCTTTGATGCCATCAATCACATCCTTAAGTCTGTCACTATGACAAACTTCTTCGCCCCGACTATGGCAAAGGAGAAGATTACAAGCTTGATGTCGTCTGATGAAAAGTTTTGTAAACATGTTATAGAAAATCTCGATGTTGTTCCAGTTTTTCATGGAATCTGCAAAGAAATTCTGAAAGCTAATCTTGATGCCGTGCTTGTCAAGAAGATCAGAAAAACTCTGACCGAAAATGAGAAGATCCAGAAGGCCTTTATCAAGGATTCAATTGAGGAGCCTAAAAGCTCAGTTGCCCCTCATTTCAACAAAAACAAGCTGGACTGGGGCGTTGAGTTAACAAGTTTGGAATCAATGCCATTAAATAATTCGCACGACAAGATTATCATTTATGACAAGATAATCAAAAACATACCTGAAAAATTAGATTTCGGTTCTGCCATGAGAACTTTGAAATTGATTTGCAAAGTTGTCGAGCCATTTCACAACAACTTGATTGAACTTGATAAGATGTTTGGGACAGTCAACCATTGTTTGGTTTCTATTCAGAAGGAAAAAAAAGTTTCCTTCCAAGAAATCTACAAAATGCAAGTAGATGAATTCAATATTTTGCTTAACAAGATTCGCCAACAAGAACTCGATTGGAAGATGGTGCGTGATGAGCAATAACAAGATTTCCAACGAAGAATGGCTTGAGATTTCCAATGAGTTGGAACCACACCATGCTGTTTTTTACAAAGTTTGGCAGATGGGAAGGCCTGTTTTTGATGAAAGCATTACCACAGCCTGTGTTCAATTTGACAAGGATGGTAATTTTATTGTCTTTCGTTTCAATCCTTCTTTTTGGAATTCTTTGGACCTATATAACAAACTGTTTGTGATTTGCCATGAGGCTCTTCACATTGTTCTGAATCATGGAATCAGGGCAAAAGACTCAGGTTGTAATCAGCAAGCCACAAATGTGGCCATGGACATTGTTGTAAATCACACACTTGTCCGTGGTTTTGGGTTTTCAAGGAAGCTTATTGAAAACTCTGAGGACTATTGTTGGGTTGACACTGTATTCAAAAAACATGATCCCTTGCCATCCGATAATGAGAACTTTGAATATTATTACAACCTCTTTGAACAAGAGTTTGGCAACAACGGTATGGGTTCGGAAAAAGGCGAAAAGGGAAGTTCTCAGCATCCTTCAACTGTTGACGATCACTCTGGTCTTGGAGACCAATCTTCTGATTGGAAAGAGGTTATTGATCAACTCAGCAATGAACTCTCTGATGAAGAAAAGAAAACACTCGAATCAACGATTAAAAAACATTTCCAAAAAAAATCTGATCCAAATGAACAAAGCGATAAGATTGCAGGTTCTGGTACTGGAGGACAATGGGTTTTTATTTCTGGAGAAAGGCCTAAAAAGAAAAAGAAATGGGAGACTTGTATCAAGAAATGGGCTATGAAATCTGTTAAAAACGACGATATTGAAACAGAACAATGGGTCAAGCTTAATAGGCGCATGTCCTTGCTTGGAAGAAACCTGCTAGTTCCTTCCGACATGGAAACAGAAGATAGGAATCAAGAACTAAAGAAGATTGATGTGTGGTTCTTTCTCGACACAAGTGGTAGCTGTTGGAATTTGAAAGATAGATTTTTTGCAGCAGCCGAATCGCTTCCAGAAGAGCAATTCGCAATAAGGCTTTTCTGTTTCGACACTACTGTTCAGGAAACCAATTTGAAAGATAGAAAAGTATATGGTGGTGGAGGAACATCATTCTTGATTATTGAGAATCATATCAAAAATGTGATCAAGAAAGAAAGTTGTAAATACCCATCATCAGTTTGGATTATTACTGATGGTTTTGGAGACGGTGTTAAACCACAACATCCAGATAGATGGAATTGGTTCTTGACAGAAGACGGATATGATCGATTCATTCCAGCAGAATCATTGAAATACAAACTCAAGGATTATGAGTGATTATCCTTTGATTCTTGCATCAATATGTCTTTGTCGAAGAAGAAATCATCACCCAACTTCAGCAGATGCTCTAATGCTACTGCTGTCCACTTTCCATATTTCATGGAATATTTGAATTCATGATCAGACAATTCATTAGTAAGAACAAAAGCAAGCCAAGGTTTTCTTGTCTTTTTCCAACACATGATTGGTTTTCTGCCACACCTTTTACTGTCGCTCATAGCTTGATCAAGGAAGCCGTCTATCTCGCTATTTCCACGAACAAAAATGGAATTCATATCAATTCCATCGTATCCACCTTTGGATTCAATCACAAACTTGAATGCCTTGGGCACAACCAAATCACCACTAAAAACTTCTCTGGCGTGTTTTGGCAAATTATCAACTTGAGACCAGCGGTTACCCGATCCAACTGATCTTGAGAAACTTTGACCAAATCTTTCGGTAAGAATTTTTGAAAGGTCAAGCTCCGTTCGGCTTCCTTTCTTTTTACCATTTACTTTTTTCTTAATTTTCTTTTTATTGACTATATCATCTGATATAAAATCATCGAAATCTTCAAATTCGTGTGTCATGTAATAGATGAGTAAAAAATCAACGATTTATAATTACGCTCATTTCTTCCAATTCTTTTTTCTTGCTTTCCAGATCGGCTAGCAATTCTTCAAATTCTAAAGAACCTATTGAATTTTCTTGAGCCAATTGTTCTGCATATTGCCTAATATTATTGACGATATCAATTATTTGATCGCATTTCCTATCAAGAAGATCGAGTCTCAAATTAGAAGAAACAACAACAGCGGGTTTTTCAACTTTTTTCAATCTTTCGTTCTCATCTAGTTCGGTTATAAATTTACAAGAATGTTCAGATTGTTTGATTTCATATCTAACCCCATCAAATGTCCAAGGAACAGCCTCAGATTTGACAACATCATATTTCAATACAGAATTGACATGAAAATTTTCCGAGTCAGTTTTGAAACACCAAACTTGTCCATCAGGTATTTCAATTAATTTCTGAGATCTAGAAAATCCTTTAATGGTATTGCATTCTTTAATTGCTTCTTCCCATATTGCTGGCTCAGAAATGAAAAATATTTGACCTAATGATTCCCTTGTATCAACTACCCATAGTGGTCGGTGTTGATTGCGAAAAAGCCAAAGCCATCTTTCTCCATTTGATCCTCTTTTACCGACAGCTACAGCCATGTGTCCTTCATTAATCAATGAAAAAATATCTTTAATTCCAGAAGTCACTTCCTGAGGCATGATGTCATCAAATTTTTCAATCATGCTTGCGTTTTCAAGTATTCTAAGAAGAATTTCAGAATCACAGTTAGATTTGACAGCGTATTTTTGTTTCAGGTTATTGTATTCAATATCATCAACTCTGCCATTGTGTACAAGGCATAATGACTTGTCTTGGCTGATAAAAGGATGATTGTTGGCATTTATTGCTGGTTCTCCAACTCCTTTTGAAGCTCCTCTGGTGTGGCACAAAATCATGTTGAATTCATAATTGCTCAAATCACGCCAAACATCTTTTTTTACAAATTCTTTTGATCTTGTTGGTTCTTTGTGGAATAAAACGGCTCCATCAGCACCTTTTTCTGTGCCGTAAAAACCGCTTGCGTCTACTCCTCTTGATTCACTTTTTTCAAAAATTTTAGATAAAATATGAAAAGAAATTATAGGCTTTTTAGATTGGCCTATAAATCCAGCTAATCCACAAATATATCACCTCTCAATCAAAAAGCATCCAAAGGTCCAGAACTGCCTCCAAGTGGTGGTGCTGCCATATCTTGTCCCGTGCTTCCTGTAGGAGGAGTTCCTTGCGGAGTTGCTTCCATTGTTTCAGGAGAGGCTGGGGCTCCTGCCGCAGCAGGAGGAGGTGCTGGTTCGGCTTTCTGGGGCTTGTTTTCTGTGCCAGCAGTTGTTTTTGCATCCTTGGTCTGGTCTTTTGGAGATTCAGTTGGAGCTAATTTGTTGATTGGCGCACCTAAGTCCGAAACTAATTTCTCAAGAAGTCCCACAACAGCAGAAACAGTACCGGGAAGATCACTTTTTTCATCGATAGCTTTCATCAATGCTACACCAGCCTTTTGCAAAGTCAAAAGATTTGGCTGTTCATCTTTAGGCCAACTACTATGCAAAATTCTACGAATAAGGTTGACAATACGCATGGAGTATTGCGTTAAATCTCTTGTGCCCATATTAGGAGCATCATCACGCAATTCCTGTAAAGCGGCGAGTATGTCGCCTACTTTTTGGGCCAAATAAACCCTGTTTTCGTTAAGTAAAAAATCTTTGAATCTCATATTTTATCTATAGTTGCGACATTTGTTTTATTTTTCATAGCAGCCGCTACTAATCCCTTAAAAAGAGGCGAAGCTGATAACAAACGAGACTTAAATTCAGGATGTGCCTGAGTACCAATAAAATAAGGATGAATAGACTTATCCATCTCCATGATCTCTACCAGCCCCGATCCTACACTTACTCCAGAAACAAAAAATCCTTTTTTGGCATATTGTTCAATATAATTTGGATTAACTTCGTAACGATGACGGTGTCTTTCATAAATTATCTTTTTGCCATAAAGATTAAAAGCTAAACTATCCTTATTAAGCTCGCATTCATATGCTCCCAATCTCATGTTCGCAGATTTCTTTTGCAATTTCTCTTGTCCATCAACAAAATGAACAACTGGATTAGAAGTGTTTTTATCAAACTCAAGACTGTTTGCATCTGTCATTCCACAAACATTTCTAGCAAATTCAACAACAGCCATTTGAAGACCAAGACAAATTCCTAAAAATGGAATTTTTCTTTCACGGCAATACTGGATTGCTTTTATTTTACCTTCAGTACCCCTGTTATCAAAACCGCCGGGAATAATTACACCATCTAAACCTTCAAAATATTTATGAAGACTACATATATCTTTGTATTTTTCAATTTCTTCTGCCTTAATCCAACGAATATTTACCTTTACATCATTCGCTACACCAGCATGAATTAAAGCTTCTTTAAGGCTCATGTAAGCTTCATCGCAATTGTCATACTTGCCAAATACACCAATTTCAATTGCTTTTTCATGATTGCCAACATATTTCTCTACAACATCACGATACTTGTGAATGCGACAAGAGCTTCTGTTAAGTCTAAATAAGTCAACAAACAAATCATCAACATGACGATTGTAAAATTCCAAAGGAACCTGATAAATGCTTGAAACATCAGGAGCCTCAAAAATACATTCTCTTTTTACATTCGTAAGTTGGCTTACCTTATTCAGAATTTTTTCTGGAACATGTTTATCTACACGACAGAAAATAGCATCTGGCTGTAAACCATGTCTCTGTAATTCTTTGACAGCGTTCTGCAATGGTTTTGATTTGAACTCTTTGATTGTATTTACCCAGAGAATAGGGGCAACCATTACAACAAGGACATCATCCTTCAATTTCTGTTTGAATTGTCTCATGGCCTCAAAAAAGGCGTAGCTTTCGCTGTCTCCAACTGTGCCTCCTATTTCGGCAATCACAATATCTTTTTCTTTGCCGAGATCAAGAAGTCTTTCGTGTACCTTATCGGTGATGTGAGGACTAAGCTGTATTGTTTGGCCAAGATATTTGCCTGTTTCTTGTTCTTCAATTAATTCTTTGTACAAAGTGCCGCTTGTGCATATGTTCGATTTACTCATGTTGATACCGGCAATTCGCTCATAATGGCCAAGATCAAGATCGGTTTCAGTACCGTCATCACAAAGGAAGCATTCTCCGTGTTCCCTTGGAGCAAGAATACCAGCATTCGTATTCAAATATGGATCAAACTTGATTAAATCGATTCTGTGTCCACGAAATTTGAGCAGCAAACCAATACTAGCAGCCGATACACCCTTACCTGTGCCGCTGATTACACCGCCAACGACAATTATATATTTGCACGACATTATCTTTACCTCTTGCTTAAGAGAGTATCGTAGCAAAAATCAGAGAATTTTACAAGAAAAGAATGATGGAATTCAGTTCAATCTTGCGTAAATCATGTAACAGCAAGTGTCTATATGCAGCTTTTCGAGTACACATTCATATCCTAATTTTTTGAATCTGTCTAAAATTGCAAGAGTAAAATAACATTCTTGTAATCTATCAGCAAAAAATCCGCATGAGTGTGTTTCAATAGCCCATTGTTTTACTTTCAGGATATTATCATCAGATTCATTCAAAATAAAAGCAAACTCAAAACCTTCAACATCTAATTTAAGAAAATCAATATTTTTTAACTCGTATTTTTTCAATATTTTTGCCAAATCAACTTGTTCTTTTGGCGTATTATCGCTTAAATATTTTATATCTCTATTATTTACAAGCGCATTTACAGGTACAATTTTTTTAATTTTTTTGGAATTTTTGACAAGATACTCATAAACACTTGGATCAAACTCAAAACTTATGATCTTTTTGGCTTTTTTGCTTGCTGCAAGTAGACTGAAGATTCCAATACTTGCTCCACAGTCTACTACAACATCTCCTTCTTTTATGTTCAGACCATGACGGAAATACTCTTGGTCTTCCCATATTTCTTTGTGAAATTTTTTATACATTTCAACAGTTTGCTCGCCCCAAGAGGGATTGAGCTTAAAATCTGAAAATTGCATAAGTATTTCCTTCCTTACTGGCAACTCTTACATTCCAGAATATTTCTTGCAAAAACTTGAGCCGCATTTACAGACATCTGATAATATAAAGACTTAATTCCAAGTTTCCAAGCCTCTACCAATAAAGCATTTACATCCTTAGTTGGGACACTTGGGTGAATCATTAAATTCAAAGACTGACCCTGATCGATATATTGCTGTCTCTGTGCAGCCTGAATAATAATTTCTTTTGGACTAATTTCGGCAAAAGTCTTGAATACATCCTTTTCTTTTTCTGAAAGGAAATCAAGATGCTGGACACTTCCTCCGTTCATGAGGATGCTCTTCCAAACATCATCAGTGTCTTTGCCCTTTTCCTTCAATAACTTCTCAAGTTCAACATTCTTAATCGTGAATTTGCCTTTCTGCAAATCCTTGATGTAATAATTTGTACGATGAGGCTCAATACCTTCTGAAACTTGGCCAAGAATAAATGCAGACGACTTGGTTGGAGCAATTGCCATCAAAGTTGTATTGCGACGACCATAGCCTTTGCAAACTTCTGGCTCACCATATTCCTGAGCCAACTTTGCACTTGCTGCATAAGCCTTCTCTTTGATATTCATAGCAATCTGCACATTTTCAAATTTGGCTTCCATGCTTTCCCAAGGAATCATCTTGCTTTGCAAATAACTGTGCCATCCTAGCCAGCCAATTCCCAAAGCACGATGTCTTTCTGCAAAACGAACAGGTCTTTCCATGAACTTGATATTCTTAGCCTTATCAATGAACTCAGTCATCACAGCATCTAGAAGATACACCAATAGCTCAACAGCATCTGTATCTTTCCATTCATCATAGTAAAGAATATTCATACTACTGAGGTCGCAAACAAAAGATTCTTCTTCGTTGTTTGCCAAAAAAATCTCACAGCATAAGTTGCTATGTGTTATTTTCATTCCTTTATCTTTATAACAATCAGCAGTATTGTTGTTAGCATTGTCTGTAAAGATGATATATGGATATCCAAGATTAGCACGGGTTTCTAAAACCTTAGCCCAAATCTTACGCTTTTCTGAATCGCCATCGACCATTTCTTGCATCCAGTAATCTGGTACGCACACACCATAAGAAAGGTCTTGAATTGGAAAGCCTTCTGTTCTTAATTGAAGAAATTCCATGATGTCAGGATGATCAATTGGAAGATAAGCTGCAAAGTTGCCACGGCGAGTCTTGCCCTGACTGACAACATTGATGAGATTATCAAAAGCTTGCATAAAATGTACAGAACCAGAACTTTCGCCGTTCTGTTTGATTTTAGCGCCACGGGGTCTTAAGTTGCCAAAATATCCACTTGTTCCCCCTCCATGCTTAGTCATCATGGCGACTTCAGACCAAGTGAATGCAATTGATTCCATAGAATCGCTTATAAAAGACCCGAAACAAGAAATCGGCAATCCTCGATCATTGCCGAAGTTTGTCCAAATCGGAGTGGAAAAGCTATACCAACCCTTTTTGAAATTGTCTTGGAAACGCTTTGCGAATCCCGGTTTGTTCAATATTTTTTCTGCTGCGTTGCAAATCTCTGAAACACGATCATCAACACTTTGACCATCGACGAGATAATCTCTTTCGAGAAAAATACGGGAAAGGTCGGTGAGCCATCTGTAATCTGACATTAGAATAAATCCTCCGCTGTAAATGACTTAGTGAACTTGGAATAAGTGACAGGTTTCTTGTGAAAGAAATCAGTGTTCACTTCGGCATGAATTTCGTCTTCAAACCATTTTAGGTTGATCAGTTTTTTCATATCAACATCAAAATGTTTCTTTGCGCCAATCATTTCAAGACTTTCATTGAAACGATGCTTGACGAATTCCTTTACCGAATCCTTGGCGAGAAATGATAATTCACCATTTTCAAAAATCCAATCAACAATTTTTGATTCAGATTCATAAGCTTTGGCGCAGGCTCTTTGGAGCTTCTCATAAAAATCATCATT